TACAAAGAGATGAGCGAGAACGACGACGTCATCGGCGCGATTATTTACGCCATCGAGATGCTGATCCGGCAAACCCCGTGGAGTGTTCAGCCTGCAGGAACGATGGCCAAAGACCAAGAGGCTGTCGATTTCATCTATAGCTGCATGGACGACATGCAGGACACATGGACAGATACCATCTCGGAGATTTTGTCATTCTTGACGTTCGGATGGAGTGCCCACGAGCTTGTCTACAAGCGCCGGAACGGGAAGAGCCGCGACCAGCGCCTGAACAGCAAATACACGGATGGGCTGATCGGATGGATGAAGCTACCAATCAGGGCGCAGGAAACCCTTTGGGAGTGGTTATACGACGACAACGACAATTTGATCGGCATGGCGCAGATGCCGCCCCCGGATTTTGGCATTATTAACATCCCGATTGAGCGCCTCCTGCTTTTCCGCACCAAGAGCCGCAAGGGGAATCCGGAAGGCCGCAGCATCCTGCGGAACGCTTACCGCCCCTGGTACTTTAAGCGGAGAATACAGGAGATCGAGGGAATCGGCGTCGAACGCGACCTCGCCGGCTTCCCTGTGCTGACCGCCCCCGAGGGGATGAACATCTGGGACGAAGACGACCCCGAGATGGCACCCATCCGCGCGGCAGCGGATAAGATTGTGCAGAACATCCGGAGAGACAGCCTCGAAGGACTGTGTAAGCCAGCAGGCTGGACACTTGAACTCTTGAGTACAGGCGGCAGGCGGCAGTTTGATACAAACGCCATCATCGAGCGGTATGACACCCGCATAGCAATGACCGTCCTCGCCGATTTCGTCCTTCTCGGGCACCAGCAGGTCGGGAGCTTCGCCCTTTCGAGCGACAAGACCAAGCTATTCAGCATGGCGGTGGGGGCATACCTCGACATTATCTGTGAGGCATTCAGCAATAAGGCTATTCCTGCGCTCATCGACCTAAACGGCGGCCACTTTAACGGCATCACAGGATACCCCACGCTGGAGCACGGCGACGTAGAGGACGTGGATATCGAAAAGCTCGGCACGTTTATCCGAGATATGACCGGAGCCGGCATTATCATCCCGGACGACAGCATCGAGGACTACATCCGCGAGGCCGGAGGGCTGCCGGAGCGTCTGGAAGATAACTACAGCACAAGGAACACCCCGGTGAGGCAGAAACCGAAGCAGCGGAGCGGGAACGTCAACGTCAATCCCGGAAAAGACGAGGACGACGACCCCGCCGTGGTTGAGGAGGCCAAGCGTCGGCTGGGGAGGGATATCTGATGGGCTTCAGGATCGCAAAGGCATGCGCACCCCAGCACGGCCATGGGCGAAAGCCCGTCAGGAAATCCACATCCGCAGGGAAAGACGCGCTAGATAAGCTGAACAGCTTCATCGAAGCGGGGCAAGCGGAGCCGACCTTCTGGCTGACGCGGCTCTGGGGCGATCAGCAGAACGCCATCACCTACAAGGAGCTGCGGGAGGCGATACAGCATGGCTTCATGGATGAAGCGACCCTGCAGGCGTGGCAGATGGACTATGCGAACTTTGTCAACGACACCCTCAAACCGCTATGGATAACCAGCATGAACGAGGCGGCGGCGAGCGTCGCGGCAAAGCACCCCGATTATTTTTTTGACCCGATGACCGAAGGCGCCCGGAACTGGATAAACACGCGCGGGAGCGAGTGGGTAACCAAGATCGGAGAAGAACACCGCGAGGCCATCAACGCCATGCTTCAAAAGGCATATACCGGCGACTGGACTGTGGATGAACTTGCCATCGCCATCCGCCCCACCATCGGTCTCACCGGACCCCAAGCGGAGGCAAACCTGAACTACTACCAGCACGTCAAGAGCTCCCTGCAGGCCAACAACCCCACCATGAAGCCGGAAACGGCTGAGAAGCGGGCGCAGGAGGCGGCCCAGAAATACGCCGCCAAGCAGCACCGGGCGCGGGCATACAACATCGCCACCACAGAGATGGCTTTTGCATACAACAAGGGAGCCGACGAGGGAGTCCGGCAGGCGCAAGAGCAAGGGCTCATGGGTACCACGAAGAAGGTATGGAGCACGGCGGACGACGAGCTGGTCTGTGAGATTTGCGGGGCGCTGGACGGAAAAGAAGTGGATATGGACGGCGACTTCGATTTCAAAGGCAAGGCCCTGTACGCAGGGCAAAAGAGGACGCCGCCGGCGCACCCCCGCTGCCGATGTGCTTTGCTTTATCAGGAAGTCAGCCCGCCGACGATCCAGCCGGAGCAAGAAAGCGAGCAACTGCAGCCGTGGGATAAGAACAGCGCGGCGGTAGCAACACCCATCCCGGAGCCACTACCCCCTACCGTACCAGGGAATATGCAGGTGCCAAGCGGGATGACCTACAATGGGAAGGCATACCTTGGCGGCACCGGAGAAATGCACAGTTACACCGACGACAGCGGGCAGGAGTGGTTATTTAAGCCGGCCCAGAGCAAGAGCGGAACTCCAGAAGCATTCAGGGCATATGTCCAGCAGGCGGCTTACAAGGTACAGGGTATAATAAACCCAGAAACGGCGGTACCAGTAGGAACCGGGGAGCTCGGTGGTAAGTTCGGAGCATTCCAGAAGAGGATAAACTCCATCAAGGACGCCCCTGACCTGAAACAATGGCAGTACACAACAGAACAGCTGCCACTGGGAACAGCGCCACAGCTGCAGAGAGAACATGTAACTGACTGGTTACTGGGCAACTTCGACAGCCACGGCGGAAACTTCGTCGTGGACGACGCAGGACGGTTGATTGGCTTAGACAAGGAGCAATCATTCAGGTATATCAACCAGATAGGTAGCCAGAAAATGAGCTACACATACCACCCCAATGCGTCATACGGTGAAACGGAGCCGATATACAACACCTTGTACCGGCGCTTTGCGAAGGGTGAGATCGACCTCGATCTACAGGACGCCCTCCCCTACATCAAGCGAGTGGAGGCCGTTTCAGACCAGGAATACCGCGAGGTTTTCCGCGAATACGCCGAGGGACTATACGGCAAGGGCAAGCAGGCGGAAGAACTGCTGGACGCAATCGTGGAGCGCAAGGCGACCATCCGGGAGACATACCGGGAGTTTTACTCCCAACTGCTCACCGAGCGGACCGCAACAAAGCAGGCATTCATATGGGCAGACGAGGCGGTGGCTCACCTGCAGCAGCCTATCGCAGCCGTGCAAATGACACCTAGTACGCTCAAGCAGATGAACATCACGGAGCTGAAGCAGCTGGCCAAGCAGAAGCAAATCCCGTATTACAACAACATGAACAAGACGCAGCTCGTGACGTCCATTTCCGACCCGGTAAAGGTCCCGGAGATGAGCGCCCAGGTGCGCGACCGGCTGGCGGCGAACCATGCGGCCAGAAACGCGGCAGCCTCGAACCCCTCCAAGGAAAAGGCGATCGCCAAGGCGACGGACATCTTCTCAGACATGGCCGTCGTGCCGGAAAGCCGCACCGGAATCCCAGTGCGCAGTGACGGAGGTGATCTGGAAGGGCTTAACCTTACCGCAAGGCGAATGAACATCGGAGGTACTGACTACTACGAGATCAGCGGTAAGTTGACATACGACACATGGTCGGAAACATGGAATCGCCTCAAGCCCATCGGGACCACCGACGAGCTGACGTTTGAGGCGGCGGACGACGTGCTGAAGCTATTCTCGGACACCACCAAGGCGGATACCGGCGTCTCGATCCGGAGCCTCGTGGTGCAGGACCCCTCCGGCATCTTCGAAATGTATATCGACGGTCAGGCGAGACGATATAACGGATGGCGTGGTTTTTTCCGGGCGCGCGTGCGAACCTCCGGGACCAGCGCGCAGGTGGACGCCAGCAACATGCACCAGCTACTGGACCGCGTCGGACTGAGCCAGCTCACTATAAACCCCACGACGACCGAGGAGCTGCTGCTTAAAAAGACCAGACTGGTCTGGCAGCACGCCCCGTCGCGCATGCAGGAACTGCGAGGATTGACGCCGGCACAGCAGGCAAATAAACTGGATATGATACTCGATCAGGAGGGCATAGACCAAGCCCAGATCGCCAGCATGAAGTTGAAAGAGGTCTTCCCCGGCTACGCCACCTACGTCAACGAGGCCGTCGAGACAGCCTACGAGAAGGCCGGGCTGCGTTACGTTTGGAGCGGTGTCCAAGAGCCGGAAGAGGTCGTGAAGATTGTCGACAACGGCCTCATGGCGAACAATTATCGCTTCACATCCGGAATGAAACGGGCGGGCGCATCGCCGCAACAGGACTTCGAAACAGGCGGAAGCGACAACGTCTTTACCCGAATCGGTGTGGTCAATACGGGCGCGCGCTTTGATGACTGCTTCCGAGGCGACCGCTACCGAATTCTGATCGATCCGAAGGAAATGCGGCGGACGGACTGGTACGCATATACCAGCGACAGCTTCGGCACCAGCGAGGCAACAGCCCTGCAGAACAGGCCGACGCCCGTCGACTTCATTAAGCAGATGAACGGAAGCTATCGCAGCGGGAACGAGATCATGTTCCGGAGAGGTATCGCCAAGGAGAGCTTCATTGGCATATCGTGCCAGACGAGCGCGCTGCGAGCTTCTCTCCTGCAGGAATTCAAAAAGGCCGAAATCACCAAGGTAAACGGAATCCCGATAGAAAAATTCGTGAAGGTGAGCGTCAAAATTAGCAAGCCGTAAGGAGGGAGCAGATGGACAACAGGAAGGTTTATGTTTATAAAACCACCGGAGAAAAAGACTTCTCCGGAATCGCGTGCGACTGCCACATGCACCAGCGCAGCGGAGAAGACTGGAAGGAGCTGTGGTTCCTCGAACCGCCAGACCACGGGCATATGATACAAGGCAAGGTCAAGGACGAGACGGAAAATGGCTTCACCTTCCGGTCGGAAGGATACGCGCCGGGGGATTGGACTTTCAAAGTCCTCACCATTCAGGACTTTAGGAGGAAATATTCCAAGCTGGTCGTTGAGGGCGACGTCATAGCGAACACCATAAAGACGACCGAAGACCTCCATGAGTGGTACAGAAAGGAATTCAAGTTTTGAGAGGAGGCGCAATATGGTCAGATTTAGCGATATCGTTCCCGTGGCCGCGAGAGCGCCCAACAAGGCGAACAGCATCGTCAAGGGCCGGTTCAAAATTCAGAAGTCCGACGACGACAAGATGCTGGCCTTCGGATGGGCAAACGTGGCCGTTTCAGCGAGCGGAGAGCAGCTGCAGGACTATCACGACGACCTCATAGATACGGAGGAACTCGAACAGGCGGCATACACCTTTGTGCAGTTTTACCAAGAGGGTGGCGAAATGCACGAACGCGGCGGCTGCGCCATGCTGGCGGAGAGCATGGTCTTCACCAAGGAGAAACAGATCGCCCTCGGCATACCGGAAGGCACCATGCCGGAGGGCTGGTGGATCGGCTTCAAGGTCACTGACCCAGACGTTTGGGACAAAGTCAAAGACGGGACCTATTCGATGTTCTCCATTGAGGGTGAGGCCGTCAGAGAGGAAGTTCCGGCGTAAGAAACCCTGAGAAACAATAGAATACCGAGGATAATTCAAGCGGAGCCGAAAAGCACCGCTTGTTTTATTTAATACGACGGAAAGGAGGAACGACGTAGTATGCCATCCAAGCTGAAAGACCTGAAAATCACGAGGGTGGACTTCGTGGATGCTGGAGCCAACCCGGAAGCAAACATCCTGCTTTTTAAGAATAAAGAAGGTGCACCAGCAGCGAAGACCACCGAACCATCATCATTCGCGAAAGGAGGTGAAAAGAGCGAGAGCGCCATCAAGAAGTTTTTCACGGCGATTGCCAAAGCCCTGGGATTGCAGGATGAGAGCGTAGACCAAGCTATAGAGGAGATAGCCAAAGGCTACGAAGCCGCCACATTTGACGAGAAGATGGACGAGCAAAAACGCAGACGAGTAACCAGCGAGATCTGGGACGTTTGCTATGCTCTGGAAGAGAGCCTATGCTCAATAATCTGCGACGATGATGTGGACGAGTCAGACAAACCAGACCTCATGGATCAGAGCCTGAACGAATTCAGCGAGGCCGTAAAGGTTTTAATCCCAACCTGGGCGCAGGGGAAAATCGCAAGCAAAATCAACAAGGCAGAGCGACCCCTCACCCTTGCAAGGCTGGAAGAGGTGAAGACCGCGAAAGCTAAACTGGACGCCATTATAGCCAAAGCAGACGAACCCGTCGACCTCGAAGAGGACTGCAAACCTAAAACACCAAAAACAACGAAAGGAGATAGCGAAGACATGAGAATCGACAAGAGCAAGCTCACCCCTGAAGAGCTGGCCGCGCTCGAAGCAATCGAGAAAAAGGCCGGAATTCAGGACGACAATAACCCCGCCCCTGCCGGCGATCCCGTCGCAAAAGGAGCAGACAAAAACCCGCCCATCCCTGCCGGCAACGAACCGGACGACATCTACAAAGGACTCCACCCCGCCATCAAGACGGAGTTGGAGAGCCTGCGTAAATTCAGGGAGGCCGCCGAGGACCGCGAGCTGCACGAGGTAGCCAAGAAGTATGAGATCATCGGCAAGAAGGCCGACGAGCTCGTGCCTACGCTCAAGAGTCTCAAGGCAGCCGGGGGTGATGCCTACGACCAGATGATCGCGGTACTCGATGCCAGCGTGGAGGCGTTCGAGAAGTCTGGGATTTTCTCGGAGATCGGCAAGAAGGGCTCCAGCAGTGCCGACGCTTGGACGCTCCTCGAGAAACACGCCGATGAAATCCAGAAGTCGGCACCGAACCTCACCCGCACGCAGGCCATCGACAAGGCGTGCGATCAGCACCCTGAGCTCGTAGCTGAATACGAGAACAACAGATAAGGAGGAACAAAAATGAGTTACATCGGAACAACCATCAATGACAGCCCGACCATCGTCGGGGAAGCGACGTCGGACATTAACAGCGGAGCTTTTCTCGCCGCGAAGTTCGATGAGAACGGAGGCATTGTGTTGGCGGGGGTCGGTGAGAATGCCCTCGGCCTCCTGCTGGCAACCACGCCGGACAGCGTAGCAGCGGGAGAAGACGTTACTGTTCAAATCAAAGACATCGGCTTGTGGAAGGCAGGAGCTGCAGTAGCAGCCGGAGCAGAGCTTACATCAGATGCAGCCGGAAAGGCAGTGACGGCGACCGTTGGCAATTTCGTAACCGCAATTGCGCTCGAAGCAGCGACAGAGGCTAACCAGATAATCAAGGTTCAGGTCGTAAAATATGGCGCAAAACCGGGCACAACATTGAACGACCTCACAGACGTAACCATTACAGATCCGGCTAACACCGAGATACTGAAATATGACGGAACCGCAACCCAGTGGAAGAATG